AGGTGTAAATATTTTTATGAGACCACTTTGTAAGGCCTGTAATGAACGGCCTAGAGCATTAAATTATTATAAAGGTAAAAAACCTTATTATAGAACGCTCTGCGAAGCGTGTCTAGCTCACGGGTCTAAAGCACATATACCTCGTTGGAAACGTGCTGGATACAAAATGAAATCGCAATGCGAAAAATGCGGATTTAAAAGTCCGCATTCTGAAGTATTTAGAGTATTTCACGTAGACGGCAATTTAGATAACTGCCGTCCTAGTAATCTAAAAACAATATGTTGTAATTGTTCTCAAGTTTTAAGCAAAGAGGGCATTACTTGGCGTCAAGGAGATTTGGTCTCTGACTACTAATTCTGTCTGCTTAAATAGATCATCGATAGTTCCGTTATTATCTATAAAATGATCAAATTCTGTTCCTACCCATGCAGTTTCACTAGCATGAATTTTACGCATTTTTAATTCTTGGAACGCCCAGTTATGTCCTTGATTAGCGGCTAACGCTATATCATACCATTCGGGAAGTTCTCCTCTGCGTACCCATACAATTTTACCACCCGCATTTCTAATACTGCTAATTTCGTTGGGGAAACGACAATCTGAAATTACTACATTATCCTTAGAATTACGAAGTTTATTTTCTAATGATGCTATCCAAATATCATCATGGAAGCCTTTGCGGCATACCTCTGTGCCCCAATATTGAAGTACCCACCTTGGAGTAAGTGTAGGCATTGCAAGTCTTTCTGCCCACCAAGGATCAACTTGTTCGCGCCACTCTCTTGCTTCTTTGGTTCGACCTTCTAACATAGTTCGATCCCAACCAAACACAGAGCTTACTGCGTCTTTTAATGTATTAGCAAAAGACTCTCGTCTAAATTCGTGGAAATTAACTAGATAATCGGCAATAGTATCTTTGCCCGATCCAATAAACCCGCATACACCTATAATCATAATATCCTCCAGTTAAAGGATATTATACGTGAAATTTATTTGAAGGTCAACCAGTTATCCAGGTATAACCGGAGCCGCCTGGCACCAATTTCATTAGATCTTCAGTTAACTTATCAATTTCGGCTTGCCCTTCTGTTTTGAGTGCTGCTCCGTTTAATGAGCTTCCGCCGCCAGGACCGGCAATTTGAGCAAATTTTTCACGAGCTTGTCCTAGCATCATTTTGCAGTTAGCTAAAGCATAATCTTTAATCCATTGCCCAGAATAGGTATCGGTTATGATAGAGCTATCTGGTTTTGTGTTATAGATTTGTAACATAACTGACTCATCAGTTCTTGGTCTTTGATGAATTATTAACTTTTTACTCTGCGGATGCCAAGTAAAATTAATAAATGCTCCAAACATTTTTCCTACAAGCTCTTGATATTGCGAAAAGAGTTCATAGGTTAACAAACCGCCCATATTTGTCGAGCTTAACAAATATGTATTAGTATAGGCTAAATTAAAAGGTTCAAATACCGTACCTCCGGTACCGCCTCCAGTTCTTGAACCAACGCTTCTTCTAAAAATTTGCCTAACCTGTTGTACTTCCTTAGGCAAAATATATTCGTTAACATCGGTTTTTAGCACTAAAAAGGCATAGCTTTCTTCTACAGCATTATCTGAACGCTGACGGAAAACCGCTAGGGCACGATTAAGGGCTGTTTCGTAGTGGATTGGGTCTAACTCTACATCAACCATGCCGTCGCCTAGCATAGCTTTGCAGTAGTTATAAACCTCTTGTTTTACTTGATCAGTTGAGCTCATGCTTGTATTTATCGTAGCGGTAAATATATGACTATGCCAAGACTTTCGCTATATCGTCCCGAAAAGGGCAACGACTACAAATTCATTGATAAAACCGTCTGGGAAATGTTCCAAGTTGGCGGTACAGATGTGCTTGTTCACAAGTATTTAGGGCCCGGTAGTTCTGTACAAGGAGATAATCCTAGTACTCCTACTTACGGAACCGATTCTGTGTCAAATATTCAAGATCTTTTATTTTTAGAAAATCGTGACCGAAAATATGATCCTGATGTTTATATTTTAAGAGGCGTATATAACCTGCAAGACATTGATTTTAATCTAAGTCAATTTGGTTTGTTCTTGCAAAATGATACAATTTTTATAACGTTTCATATTAATGATACCGTAGAAAAACTTGGTAGAAAAATTATATCAGGCGATGTGTTAGAATTGCCTCATTTAAAAGACGAATATGCACTTAACGATTTTAACTTTGCGTTAAAACGTTTTTATGTTATTGAAGAAGTTAGTCGTGCTGCGGAAGGTTTTTCAGTAACTTGGTATCCACATTTATATCGTGCTAAATGCAAACCTCTAGTAGATAGTCAAGAGTTTAAACAAATTCTTGACGGCGTTGCAGGTGAAGGTACAAACCAAACATTACGCGACATTATGTCAACTTATGAAAAAGAAATGCAGATTACACAAGCAGTTCTTGACCAAGCTGAAGCAGATGCACCAAAGAGCGGATATGACACAAGCAAGTTTTATACTTTGCAGAAAAATTTAACTACAGGCGAAACTGAGCTAGTTACATCGGATAACACACAATTAAATGTTTCTTTTGAAACTCAAGCCACTGATGAGACTGGAGATCCGTTGTTTGACGAGAACGGAGATCCAATTTATGTAGGTGCAACTGCTTCAACAATTTATAAGACTCCGGAATGGGAAGACTATGGCGGTTATATCACCGGTGACGGAATTCCTCCGAACGGAACACCGTTCTCAAGTGGTATTGCGTTTCCTTTAAATCCTGCAGAAGGACAATTTCATTTACGTACTGATTATTTTCCAAATAGATTGTTTAGATTTAACGGAGCACGATGGGTTAAATTTGAGGATAATATACGCATGACTATGAGCAATCTAGGTCCTTCCGATACAGAAATTGGCGCTACATTTGAAGGCAAGGATGATCGCAAGACGCAGAAGACTGGATTTATTAATAATGAAACGGTTAATAAGATCAATAATAAAATGATCAAAGAAAGACAGAGTTTAAGTAAAGCTCTAAGACCAAAGGCGGATGAATAATGGACTTCTTTTATGATGGGCAGATAAGACGCTATGTGACTCAGTTCATGCGCTTTTTTATTGGATTCAAGTATAAGGCCGGTGACGGCGAAGAACGCCATGTGCCAGTAATGTACGGTGATTTAACACGTCAAGTAGCTTCTATTATTAGAGATAACTCTGAAAATAAAATGCCTACCGTACCAAGAATTGCTTGTTATATTACAGGTCTAGAGCTTGACATGACTAGACTAAGCGATGCTACCTTTGTAAGTAAAATCAATATTAGAGAAAGAAAATATTCAGACTTTGATGAAGCAGGTGATCCTATATATGAAAGTACTCAAGGTGGTCATTATACTATAGAACGTTTAATGCCAACTCCGTATAAGTTAAGCATGAAAGCAGATATATGGACTTCAAACACTGATCAAAAATTGCAATTGTTAGAACAAATTCTTGTTTTCTTTAATCCAAGTTTCGAAATTCAAACCACTGATAACTTTGTTGATTGGACTAGTCTTAGTGTTGTAAATTTAAAAAATTTAACGTTTAGTTCTAGAACAATTCCGCAAGCAGCAGAAAGCGATATTGATATTTGTAGTATAGAATTTGATATGCCTATCTTTATTACAGCTCCTGCTAAAGTTAAAAAACTTGGAGTTGTTAAAAACATTGTTACTAATATCTTTACTGAAGACGGTGATGTGCTAGGACTTGAAGACTTAACAATGGACCTTGGAAAAGCCGGTACTCAGTTATTTAGAACCTATGATCAATACGGTGTCTTGTTATTAAAAAGTAATAACGGTCAATCCAATGACTACGATTTATCTATTTTAGACGTTTATGAAGCCGTTCAGGCTGCAGGCCTTGATGTTCCAGTAAAATATGGAGATAGATTAGATTGGAATCTTGTGTTAGAACATCACGGTGGTTATACTCCGGGATTAAGTATGGTCTACTTCTTACAGCCTAACGGTAATGAAATTCGAGGAACATTTACAATTAATCAGATAGATCCAACATATCTTGTTGTAACAATTGAAGATAAACCTTCAAATACATCGATTCCCGGACCAGCAAGATCAAATAATAGTTGGACAACAATAGATGCAATTATCGATCCTTATAAATTTAATCCAATCGAAGTGTTTGGTTCTGCATCGTTAATAACTCCTGGTATTAGATATTTGATGCTAGAAGATGTAAACCCTAGTGAAAATAGAGGCGGAGTAATGCAATATGGCCAAAGTCCTGCAGACGGAAGCAGCGGAGATCCTTACGACGGTCCAGATGGATGGAAAGATGTAAACGGATATGACCTATATCTTAAAGCAAATTCTATTATTGAATGGGATGGTACTACATGGGTAACCGTTTTTGATCCAGCTGCGGCTACTGAACTAACATATGTTACCAATTTAAAAACAGGTATTCAATATAAATGGGATTTAGAGCAGTGGCTCAAATCATTCGAAGGCGAATATGCTGCCGGAACGTGGAGATTTAACCTCGACGGAGAATAAGTAAAGGTATGCAACAGCGTGCCGGACTACTATTTCTTGCCAAAAAAACAGAACGGATTTTGTTAATCTTAGAAGATTACAAATGGACCGTTCCTACTTTTCCAAGACAAAATACTTTATTAGAAGATGCCCAGGGTCTTTTAAGAGATTATTCTCAGGGTAGAATATTACCTATTGAATTATATCTTAGCGAAGATAAGGGGTTTGAATACGGCACTTATGTTTGTTTAGTTGAAGAAGAATTTTTAACAAGGGCTAGCCCAACAATATGTTGGAGCAGCATCGAATACTTGCCTAAAAATCTTCATAATGGTTTAAAAACCACACTAAATAATCAGCTTATTAAAACAAAAATTGAAACTATATTGGTCTTAGAAAATGATGAAAATACAAAATAGCGAACGCTTCAAACAGGAATATCAAAAATTTCAAGAAAGAATTTCTTTGGTAACTGATTCTGATCTACAGAAAAAAATGATCGACATGCTATTGACGATCAAATCTAGAGTTCAAGCACTTGATCAACAGCATGATCATGTCTTTTTAACAGGCAAGGTTCCTAATGACATTACTGAAACTAGAAACGATCTAACCCAAGTAAGACGTGAGTTAGATCGTATGTTGACTAGTTGGGAATCTTCGATTAAGCCTGTGCCTCACCCCAACGAAGAATAATTGATCCTGGCGTTGCGGTTCCTGTAACCTTATACACGTTAATAGCTAGTACGTCTGGCCCGTTCGGGAACGCACCTCTACCACCAATAGCTGTAGTTGTTAATTCTTTAAGTTCAGTTAATGATATAGCTGTAGTGTTTCCTGGGTTAGCAACGAACGAGAATACCTGTTCACCCGGTAGCGCATACTGCGGATCACCAAACTGGAATGTAACCGTACCTGCTGCACTAATAGTTGCACTAGAAGTTTGTGTAAATGTAACACGCTGTACAATTGTTGTTCCTAATTGTCTTGATGTTACTGAACCTACAGAAGTACCAGCTGGGAATTGTGTATAGCTGGTTGCAATACGAGTTCCTACCGATGCACTTGATGCATTCCAAGTTGCTGATGTAAAGAACAAATAGTTAGTATTTGAGTAAGATGCTGCTGTACCTGCTGCCTGCACCGTTGTTGTTATGTTAGTGTTACCGGGAGATAAAGCATTACCATTGGCACTCATAACAATACGAGTATAAGCAGTTCCTGCAATAGTTACATATGAAGTAGTAACACTTGCTACGGTTTGACTACTAATAACATAAGTTGTAGCACTTAAAATATCACCAACTTGAAGTTTTGATGCGGTATAATCTGCATTGGTTATTAAGAAATCGTTTCTAGCATTACTAAATGCACTAGCATAAGAAATAGATGCTGCGCTAGAAACGGTTATTGATATATTAGAACTTGCCGGACTGGTTGCGTTTGCACCAGAACTCATATCAATCCTAGTATAAATTGTTCCTAAATATCCTCTAGTAATACCGGATATAGATTGGCCACCGGTAATGTATGTTGCCGCTGCTAGTCGATCGCCAACACGTAATGGTGTTGTAGATAATAATGCATCATATGCAGTATTAAGAATATAGAACGTAATGTTTCCTAACTGCAACGCATTAGCATATCCTGAAATTCCTGCAGGATTAGCAATAGCAGTAATTGTATTCGATACGGTAGTAAATCCTCTAGCACTAATTGTTGTAGTTAATGCTCCTTGAACGGTAGCTGTTGTTGTAAACGGTGCAACACCACCCCAGTTAATAGAACCACCAAGTGCAATTTGTGCGAAGCTTGGTTGTCCACCAGATGCAGCACTGGATAAACCAGTCCAGGTAATCTTGGTAGGATCTGTTGGATAATTTCTTGGGTTTAAAATACCTTCAACAACAATAGCACCCGTACCAGAGTCAGCAGTTAACGCAATTTCATTTAAGAGTAACTGCGCTCTGTTTAGCAGATCGCGTTCACCTAAATCTCCAACAATAGCGTTAGAAACTGAAGGCGCTAGTCGAATCATAAATGCTGTTTGTTTTGATGTTGTAAAACTCAAACCAGTTGACGCATAGTTAAAAATGTAACCGCGGTCTGTATCAAACATACCGTCAGTTAGTAAAGCTGAACCCCAGTGACTAATTGTTGGGGTTGTTGTACAACTAATTAATTGAACTCCTGCATTTACTAAATGTGCTGCGGCTGTTCCTGCCGAGAAAGTTCTGTTTTGGCCTGCTGTAAAGGCTAAGAAAGAAGCATTTCTTGTACATCCTAGTAGTCTATTTCCAGATTTTCCAGAGTAAGAAATTAATTCGTTATCAACATATACGGTTCCAGTTGTTGGGAATCTTGATGCATCTGTAAGATCCATATAGTTTTGACCGGAATTCATAGCTGCTGATAATTTGCTAACTGCTGATCTATTTTCAACTTCGTAGCGCACAGGCAAGTTAGCAGTACGCATATACGCTTCGGTATTTACGTTAGAGTTTCTTACCTTATGTAAGAATACAAATCTACCATCAGCTCCACGAAGCATCCATTCTACAAAACCAGCAGCATACCATGAGTATTGCATACCTAACATCTGCATACGCCATGGTAACATTTCGTAACCACTTGGTCCTGTTCCGTCAATAGGATCAATGTTCCAGTCACGTTGAGGAATATACAATTCTGTAGTTACACAGACTCTTGCTCCTGTAATAGAGTTTGCGCCGCGCCAGTCTGGAGCCATAGTCATTGATGTTTGACTTGCTATACTTGTTACAATATGGCTCATCCCACGAATAACAATTTTGTCTCCAACTTTTAATTGATCTTGGAACCTAGTATTTGTACCAGTTACGGTATTGCTGTCTAGTGTAATTGAAACGGTTCCTGTTAATTGGTTTGTACTTGATCGACGAACCAACGCCATTTCTTGACCATCGTATTGATAGAATAAACCGTTTTGCTCATCAAATGCACCAATACGAACGGTTGATCCGTGCCAGCGTTTTAAAAGAACTTTGGCATCAGGTCCTAGTGTACCTGTGGTTGATGACAATGGTGCATTTGATCTAACACGGAATCTACGTGCATCAACAATACTTTCAACGGTATAGTCACCATTAAATTCAAAATCTACCATACCAATAACTTCAATTTCTGCACCTGGTTGTAGTCCGTGGTCGTTGTCGTCACAGGTAAATGTAATATAACTATTAATTACCGTGTCAGCTGCTGTAGCAGAGGCAAGTGTATAACTTGGTGCAAACAAACCACCGGTGGTATACATAATACCTTTACCAGATTGGTAACGAATGTATTTTTTACTTTGACGAATTGCCTGTGCACCGTGACTTGGATTACCAGTACCTAGCTGAACACCGCCGTCAAATGGTCTATGTGTAAAGAAAGTATCTGGACGAGCGTATAATACTCCGGTTAGTGCAGATGCTGAGGTATCGATTGTACCTGTTGTTCTAGCAGGAAATCTAATTTGAGTTGGTGTTGGAACTTGTGTTACTACATGAGGACCAGTTGCTAGTTGATGATTAGCTGATAACAAATCAATACTCATGGCGCTTGTACCGTTACCTACTACGGCAAATCTACCAATACCTAAATATGTGGTATAGGCAATTTCTTCCCAAGTTGCTGTTCCTGTTGTAGTTCTTTCAGTAAATGAACCAGTTTCACCTGTAAATGATGTAAGTGCGCTGGTAGCACCGTCTGCAATAACAACAAAGTTGCTGTCACCGTAGGTACAATTATTCCAGTTTGCTCCAGAAGGTAATGTAACCGAAGTCCATGTTGTTCCAGTTGTTGAATAAGCTGCGGTTGCTGATCCTCTTGCTACTGCAAAGAATCTATTGTATCCGTAAGTTATTGAGCTCCATGTTGCTGAAGCAGGCAATGCTCCTGTAGCTGTCCATGTTAGTCCGTTATCAGCGGAATATGCTGCGGCTGTGCCGCCTGAAGCAATTGCCACAAAGTATGCTGACGATCCAATTAATCCTGCAGATACATCAGTCCATGTTGTCGAACTTGGTAATGCACCACCTGCTATCCAAGTTGCACCGTCTATCGAATATGCGGTTGCTGTGCCACCTGAAACAATTGCTACAAAATATCCTCCATAGAATGATACTGATGACCAAGATCCGGAAGATGGCATTGTTGCAGCAGTCCATGTTGTGCCGCCGTTAGTAGAAAATGCTGCGGCTGTGCCTCCACTGGCAATTGCTACAAATACATCATTTGCACCAATGGTTCCTGCGGCTGTTGCAACCCAATTTCCGCTCGAAGGCAACGCTCCGCCTGCGCTCCATGATTGTCCATCTGTTGATCTTGCGGTGTTTGCAGAAGAACTACCTGTTGCAATGAACACGCCATTAAGAGCTGAAGTGCTTGACCATGTAATTGAAGTTGGTAACGTTCTTGCTGTAGCAGTAAATCCCGGTGCTGGCTGTGATGAAATACTTGTTAAAATTGTAGTGCCTGGCAATAATCCGTGATTACTTGCAAAATCAACCTGAACGGTTGCAATAGCACCAACACTTAATGTTGTTCCGTCTGGAATTGCGCCAGTTAATGCTTCACTGATTGTTAATGTTGGATAAACAGAAACCGTATCTCCTGCATAAGGAGTACCTGATGCAGATACTGCGCCAATTGTTCCTCCACCAGCCGAGGTAACGGTTAATATACAATCATTAGTAGTCGACGATCCATCTAAACTTGAACCAGAAATTAAAATTCTATTTCCTACATTATAACCTGATCCACCTGCACCTACACCAGCACTAACTACCGCTGAATAAACACCATCTGTTCTTGTAACATCAAATATTGCGCCTACGCCTGATACAAGTTCATTTGTAGCTGAAGTAATGTTATAACTAGCATCGCCTGTTGCACCAACGGGTGTTCCAATAAGTGTGTAGTCAACAATGCCGCCGGCAGTGACTCCATCTACACTAATTGTAATATCGTTATCTGGGCTTACACCGCCTAGGTCTGTTCCTGCCCATGTTACAAAATCTCCTTGAGCGTAATTATTACCCGGTGTTGAGAGAGTAATCTGATAAGCACCAGTACCACCTGTTCTTACAACATTAATTTGAGCACCATTACCTGCGCCAGTTGTTGAAGATTGATTAATTGCAGTATATGTACCGCCGCCTGATATTCCTGTTCCAGAATATGTAAATCCAGTAACACCTCCCTGACTATCTACACTAGATACGGTAACAATAATATCGTTGTCTGGGCTTGTGCCGCCTAGCGATGTTCCGAGAATTACAATTCTGTCTCCAACAACATATCCGTCTCCGTTAATTGTACTATCGCCTAAGTCAGTTACGGTATAGACACCACCGGATCTTGAAACAGCAAAATGAGCATTTGCTCCTGTGCTTTGAATATTTGTTCCGGTAACTGCAAGGTTAGATCCGTTAGCACCTAATTTAGTTAAGCCTAAGGCTGCGGATAAGTCTACTTGATTTCCGCCAATTGCATTAATAACTAACGCTGCACCAGAACCACTTGAAATAACCATGCCCTGTTGAACGCCTGTTAAATCAACTAATTCAATTGATGTGTCTGCAGGAGTTGTACTTTCTTTATATCTTGCAGTAACCGTTCCAGAACCAATAACACCAGATACAGATGTACCCGCAGCAATATTTGGAGATCCTGAAATTGGTGATCCAATGGTTGGACTAGTTCCGTTGAACGCTATTTGATATGATCCAGATGCTGTTGTAAATTTTGAGCTTACACTTAGGGTTGATCCGTTGCTATACACAGAAAACGTTGGTTGTCCAATTGATGCTCCGGTATAAAAACCTGCTTGTCTAATCTGAGCAAAACTTGTAAACAGACTTTCTCCGTTAGTTGTTCCTACTTTAGCACTTGCATAATATGTAAATGACACAGAACTCGGTACACTATAAACTAAGAATGAACCTTCTGCACGAGCAAAACCGCTAACATTCGAACTAAGACCTTTTACCGTAATAGGTTGTTGTACGCTAAAACCGTGAGCTCCGGTTGTTGTTACCGTAATTAAAGAAGAACCAAAATAACCAGTATTAATTGATGCATCTGTGGTTATAGCTGAAACACTTAGGTCAGTTCCAGGCACTTCGTAAATAGAAGGATACATTCGAATTAAACCTAGTGCCTGCCATTTAGTAGGTTGTAATCCGTACTCAAAGTCAGCGTCAAGCATGGCCTGCGGAGCAGCAACACGCATACGTTCAATAGCATCTGTACCAAATTGCCAAGGTCTAATTGTTTGGTATTCTTCTTCAACAAATATTTGTAGATTTGCCGATGATGTTAAATTTGATGTATCGTGAGACAAATAAATTGTAGTGATAGTATCAGTTGTTTGAAACCATGTTCTAAAATCAACATCACTTAATAAGTTACCGTCACCGCTAGAACGTCCTTGTTTATATTCTACAGATAATGTTTCTGTGGCGTCGGCAAAATTATAGATAATTTCACCGTCGTCTACATTAGTAATTAACAATAATTCATCTGGTGTAAATTTTCCTAATAGTCTAATAGAACTTACACCTGGAATCTTCGATGGCATTGCAGGAATACCGTCCTCGATAACCGAGCTGAATACATTCCATAATGCTGTATTGGCAGAATCTGCTCCTTCTTCGGCAGGTGCAGAAGGATATTTAATTTGAACGGTTACATTACCATATGATGGTGCAACCGTTTGATTTGTAAAAATATAATCATTAATAACATCTCTTAGATATTGTTGACCTGTTATCTCTGGGCTAACATCGCCTCGAATTTGAGGTTCGCCGTTAATCCAAAAATAATCTGCAACTTGACGACATTTAACATTCCCGCCATATCTTAAATCGTGTATTATCGAATCAATAAAATATCCAACGTCTCTAAAACATTTGTCTGATGCATAAGAGTAACCAGAGTAAGGTGCAATATTATTAGTAATTTGATTATTAATAAACGCAACTACTTGATTTTGTAAAAATGTTTTATTTGCTGTTAGTAATGCTACCGCATTAGGAAACAGGTTATCATTTTTACTAATCCCCGGTTCAAAAATATATTTTTTTATCTGTCGTTTTGCCATTTAATTTTCCTTATGCTCCAAATGCAATTGCAAAAGCAGTTACACGAGAGTCTACGTAATCTTTTCTTGTTGCATGATTATTTGCAGTAGGAGATGCACCCAATGTTACTACTCCTGTTATAGCAGTAGTTCCAGATACTTCTAAATCTTCTACGCTTGCTATACCCTGCACGGTTAGTTCTCCGGAACTATCTCCGGGACCAATGTTTACTGATTTAAAATTTGCGTCGGCTGGTTCTCTTAACCCAATATCAATATTGTCTATTGAGCCAACATCATTGGCACTTTGTATAAAAACGTTTCCGTTAACAATATTGATATAAGGAGTTGATCCTTGTGCGACCGTAAAATCGCCGTCAATATTTAAAAATTCAAGTGTTCCTACACGAGTTAGATAGCTGTATCTAATAATTTCAGAAAGAGAAATTGTTGAGTCAGATGCATCAATAACTGGGATTCCGTTAATTTCAAAATCACCGGTTGTACTAATGTTTCCAGATACGGTAATTGAGCCGGTTACGATTAGGTCCCCCAGTTCATTGACTAGAAAACCCGGGCTTTTAAAGCCGCTTTTTGATTCAAATGGTATGTAAGTTACTGACATAAAGCCCTCGCTATCCCCCCGACTTCAACTGCTACAAAGACTATGTGTATTTATACGCAGCTTGATTAAACTCTTGTAAGGTCGTTTAGGCTGTAAAAATAAGTGGCACTAAAAATCAACTTACCGCCTAATAAAAGGCTGGAATTGTCGTAAGTAGAACCGTCTGGACTAGACGCTGGCTGCGCCTTTAACTGAAGTTTTGACTCTGAAATTGTAGCTGTAATTTCCACTAAATTTTCGTTGATATTAGTTCTGCCGTAGATTGTAATATCTGCTTTACCCGATCCTGCAACCACCAAACATTTAATCATTTCTTTTCTAATATTGCTAACATCAACAACAATAGTGTACTCTGCCGCGGCAAAATCCCCAACATACCATTCGTCAATTAGGGTATCTGACGTAACTGGTATCCAAGGTCCTTTGTAGGAGAAATTAACTCCGTTTTGTAATCTTAGAGTATTTTTTAAACCACGTAGAAAGTATTTTGCAAAATTTAGCATAGTAGTGTATTTATCAGATAGTAAAAAAGCCCCTTTCGGGGCTTTGTTTATTTGTTAGCAATTTTAACTAGTTTGCCATATTCTGGCAAATATAGATACTCAATTTCGGACTGCTGTAAGGTCCACAAAGCATCTTCTAGTGTTTCGACTAACGGTTCACCGCCCAAGTTAAAGCTAGTATTGAATAAAATAGGAATTCCTGTTTCTTCTTTAAATGCTTTAATTAGATTATAATAGTGTGTATTTTGCTCTTCTGTAACCGTTTGGATTCGACAAGTTCCGTCTACGTGAATAATACTTGGAATCTTTTCAGCAACTCCCGGTTGACAATTTACAGCATACATCATAAATGGGCTATCTTTCATCCCTCGAAGATCAAACCACTCGTGTACATCATCTTGTAAAATTGTACCAGCAAATGGTCGGAAATATTCACGACGCTTAACCGTATTGACAAAATCCTTACCATCTTCAAATGTTGGATCAAAGAGTACTGAACGATTTCCTAGGGCACGTGGACCGTTTTCCGAGCGTCCTTGGAAAATTGTAACAATATTTTTGTCACGTAACAGCTTAACAATATCTTTGTGTGTAGCGTCAGTAAGTTCTCCACCAAAATCTTCAACTTGTTTTTTAATTTCTTCGTTGGTGTAAGATTGTGGTGGTCCGAGATAAAGTGTTGTACCTGGACGAATAGTTTCGTCATCTTGCATACCGTACCAGAACATGAGTGCTGCACCGATAGCAGTTCCAGCATCATTACTAATTGGTTCTACATAAATTTCAATACCGTCATTTTTTAGTGCTTCTAGGTAATGATAATTTGCTACACAATTAAGACCATATCCGCCGCTGATCACAACACGATTTTTTCCGCTTTTTTCAACAGCTTTTCTAATTAATTTTACTACTTGTTCTTGAGTTTGTGTTTGAACAGCATATGCTAAGTCTCGACGACTTTGCAGATACGTAACATCATCGGTTGGGTCTGCTGGGTACTCGTCAAGTTCGTCAAATAGTTGAGCATTAACCATTCCACTCATTGGATATTTTGGAACAATCACGTTTCTGTCTGTCAATGGAATCCGTGATCTTTCATCAAATAATGGAGGAATTTTATCATTTGGTTTACCATACGGGAACAATCCCATGGTTTTGCCTGCTTCAATTGCAGAAAATCCACAATACTCAGTTACTGCTTCATAGGCCTTAACAATACCTGCATGATCAGTAATCCATGCTTCATGGGTATCACCGTCTTCTCCTATTGCATTACTTGGAAATTCTGGCGCATAATTAGCGGCTACTGCATCTCTTGCACCATAATGCTTATACAATGTTTTAAAATTTGCAGGATAATCGCAATCAACAATAGATTCGACTTCCCAAACCCAAATTCCGTTATCCCCGTAACTCATTGGATAAAATGTTCCTGCACCGTCAACAACTAACGAAACGGCATCTTTCCAACCCGAACGATAAAATGCGCAGGCTGCGTGTAGTTTGTGGTGCATAAAACTTAGGTCAATAACCTGAGGATGGCGATGCAGGTCGGGAACTTTACGATTAATCAAACCTAATTTTCTTGCTAGGCCTGTATAAACGTCATCGCCTGTATAATCAACTTTACCTGCTGTTTCATACAAGTTCTGAGTATGTGCAATAATCAAATAATCTAACTTATCTGTGTATTCTAAAATCTTTACCATTGAAGCAAACGGACCGCCATCGTATTTTTGACGACTTAGACGTTCTTCTTCAATGCTAAAAACAATTTCTCCATCTTTTAAAAGACACACTCCTGAGTTATGTCCTCGTGCAATAGCAGCAATCCAAACTGGTTTATCTGATTTACTAATTGATTTTACGGTCATTCTTTTTTCCCTAATACGTGATTTACTACTAGTGTAGTTATGTCTTCGTTCATAGACATAATGTTTTCGTTTGATCTATTAATTCTTTCATCTGGGAAGATTCTAATAGGATCGTATTCTCTGTTTACTTCTCCCATATCTAAAATATCAAAGTCAGGGCAGTTAGGGAACGATACGTTAATAGGGAAAGTCCCGCCAGTTACTACAACTGCTTCTTTATTCATAGAATATGCTAAATGCTGGCCCAAGCTATCGCAACCTAAAAACTTATCTGCATATTTGATAACTGCGGCCCACACTCTAATGTTTACATTTTCTGGTACAGCAACTTCGTCTTTAAGTTTTGCATCAGAAAAATCAACTTTAAATTCGCTCATCATAATAACACCAAAGTCATTATTTTGCAATTTTTTAACAATTGATTTAACATCACGTAATTCAAAACTTCTTGAAGTTCTGTCAATTAGTGTTTCGTCGATGTATTCAATACCACGACCAAAAGGTTGAAACACAACTACTTTTTCTTTTTTAAGTTTTTTCTTAACATCACTGACCATTTGTCGGCCATATAGCATTTCTTCTTTGCTTAGACGCAGGGTTGGTCTAGGAAGATCTCTAATACCTTTATTGTTAACTTGAATGTCAAACGCTTGTGCAATTGAACATTGTTGATTGTAATATTCCCAAATTCTATATGGTTCTGTGGTAACAATTTCGCGATCTTTTAAATAATCTTTAAAAAGATTTTTATGCCATACATCGTATGTTCTATTATCAAGGGTAGGATGACCCTTAAAAATATCTGTTCCACCTTCGCAGACAATAATAAAATCTTTATCGTCTGATTCTTTTTCATATAGTTCAAAAGCAGGAATAGATGCAATCATTCTACCTGCTCCACCGTTAATAAAAAATGCTTTGGATCTGCTCATTTAAACTCCAAAAAAATAGCCTTGTACTTCATTATATAGTCATATAACGAAAAGCACAAGGCTAATCTTGGTTTAAATTTTAATTATAGAGCAGGTTGAATTGGATAAGGAATTTTCCAATGATCTACGCCAGCATACTTTGTTTCAATTGTTCTTAAAAACTCAGCATGTTGCTCAATCTTTTCTAGCTGTTCTGGCAAATAGTTACCTGAACTTGCAGCTTCCTCAAAAGTTTTTAATTGAGACTTTTGAGATTCAAAGAACGAAGCTCTAGTGATAGCATGGTTTCTATATCTTGGCATTATCCAAGAACTAGTTGCTGCATCCCATTTTGCATCGTTGGTGTAAAATGGTTGTGTGCAACAGCCGTGCTCGTCATCATAATGATATTCGTACTTTTCACCTGTTGGAAGTGTTTCTACATAGTTTGGTACAGGACTTTGCTCATATTCGTGAGTAATATAAGATGCTAAAAATGGATTTTGATCAGCGTCGAGTACAACTTGAATATGACCCTCTGGGTCTAGATTCTCTTGAGCAATTTTCCATTTTTCTAATGCTTCTAAGGTTTCTTCACCTTCGTCCCAAGCAAACACAGCACCCGTAGCTTTTACTACTCTGATGAGCAGATATCTAGGGCCTGTATAAACACAATCAACCGTTCTGTTTAATTTTGTTGTGGTCTTGTATGGCTCATCTGGCAATACTGCTTTAAATGCTTTTCTCATGTTTTTAATCCTTAGGTATAAAGTTAATTCTAACTGCACCCATGCCGCCTCTCCAACCGTTATCTCTAACGTCACCGCATGGTGTTGCTGGATGTCCGCCTATGCCAATTGGCCAAAATGGTTGACAACCTTGTACATCGTAGCATCCGCACGATCTAATTGTAGTATAACAAGTAGTCCATGGAATACCTCTAACTGGGCTTCGACTCATGCCGTTAAGTGCATTAATAAACTGGTGATATCCCATTCCTGACCATTCAGAGAATCCATTATCACCTTCTGTTCCGTATGAAACAACGCCACCATCGCAGGCAAATAGTCCTGGAGGAACAGCTACGTGGTAATGAGTTGAACATGGGCAGTTACCATAACCAGTCCAGAATGTTACACAGCTAAATCCGCCGCGTTTATTAATATCTCCGCCGTAGGCTTCTGCACAACAGCTACCAGTTCCTGATCCATAATTACAAATAATACCACAACATCCGTTTGAATAGTTGGTATTACAGAAATTACCTGCTACAAAGCAACAGAACATAACGCCGGATGGGTTACAGAATGTTGTGCCTCCACGGCCGCCTTGTGTACAAATACATCCGTTAGTTGCTGCACCAGTTAATGGAACACGGCCAAACCAGCATAAGCAGGTTGCTTCTGAACAACCACGGAAACATAGTGTATCAGCATTGTTACAGCTCTTTCCAATGTATCCACAGACATAACAGCCTGCAACTACGCAGAAACATTTTCTTGCCCATGCTCCTGGATTTCCTGGAACACCGTGTCCACAGCAGCACATACGTGCTCCTGAACCACCAGCACCCCAAACGTCCATGATAACACGACCTGTTTGGCAGGCTACCCAGCAAAATCCGTTTACATAGTTATTGTATTCAGCTGACGGTGTATAAAACCAAATTTGTCCTTTTTCAAGATTTGATTCATCCCATTCAATTTGGTTTAATTTATTTTCTACTAATGTTTTTAAGGTAGCCATATTAGTACGCATTGCCTCCGTCAGTTGGAATGTATTTAATTCTTACCATACCCATACCACCTCTCATAGCATGGTCACGAACACCCGGACATGGGTGAGGTGCTGCACCAGGTACTCCGTAAGGAACATAATGCATACATCCTTCCATTTCGTAGCATCCGCAAGCACGGTCTGAACGCCAGCAACGAATATTTACTAGGTGTCCAGGTTGTCTAGATAAACCAGTTAATCCGTTTAGGTGATGTGGTTTAGTGCTTCCTGACCAGTTAACCATTGGTGAATCATTTTCAGTTGTGTATGTATATGATCCGCCGTCGTTGGCAAAAATACCCGGAGATGTAGTAATGTGATACTGGAACATACATGTACACATTGGTAAACATCCTTGCCAGCTTACACAGCTAAATCCGCCACAGCAGTTAATATCGCCGCCGTAGCCGCAGGCTTGGAATGAAGCTGAACTGGGCCAATCACTTGGATTCCAGTTACAGATCATACCGCAAGCAGAGCGAGAAATATCACACATATTGTGTTGTGTACTTAATTTTGTTCCGCACCATGCGTTGGTTATGTAGCAAGAGTATGGTGATTTATCATCAATACAATAACTAATACCACCACGACCACCCTGAGAACATAAACAGCCATTTGATGCACCTGCTGCACAGCAAATACCCCAGTTAGCGCAGCCTTGGCCGCCATAACGTCCACATTGGCCGCCTTCAAATTGAATGCCGCCACCGGCATTGCCGTACGGATCGCCTGCCAT